AAAGAAAAGATTTTCTTTCCTTTAAAAAAGAAATTAGAACCAAAAAAATAAAAGATTATGTTGGATGAAATCAATTGGCCTGAAGAGTATCTTTCTGGCACAATAGACAAATGAAAATGAAGTAATCATAAAAGACTTAAAGACAGAAGATGTGTAGCTGTACCTGACCCATATGACTGTCTGGGGGAAATATTATAGTAACTCATCAGATGCTCAGTATAAAGAAGAAAGTAAGAATGAGCTTTACCCTGGTATTTAAAAACTAAGGAGATTAGGTTTTTTGTTATATAAATTCGTTAATAAAAAGTTGGAAACAATATCCCAACTTTTTATTAACAAATTTCTATTAAATTTTTCTGATTTATAAGTTTTCCCAAAATAAGAAGTACTATTTTAATACATAATCTTTTTAGAATGGTATCTTTATTATAGGTTCTTTTATGCTTTTATTAGTTTAAAATTTTAGATATAAAATTGTTACAAATTTTCCTGTTTTTTAGTTTTCCACCATTGTCTGAGCTCAATTATCTTAGGTTCTTTAATATTCACCAATCCTTTTCCTGAATCTAATTTTTTGATTTCTAATTCAAGTCTATGTCTACTAGCAGGTGTTCCTATGAAATTACATATTGATTTATAGTCTTTATTTTGAATATTTAGGCATATTGGTAATTTAACTTGAGAAGCAAAATCAAAATCCTTTGTCTTATAATCTTCAACACCTTGTGATAACATAACTACAATAACACCTTTTGATCTTAGAAGCCTTAATAAATCTTCCAATGCTTTTCTAGCGTTCTTGTTTTTTAAGTAAATATGAGCTTCATCAATCACAATTACATATCTAAGTGGGAAAATATGTCCCTTGGGTTCACAATCATTTGTAGAACTGAAATATGAATTAAAATACCGCAACAAGAGAAATACAATCAATTGCCGTAATGTGTCTGAAAGAGTAGGAGGTAAATTTAAATATAAACTTTTATTTAAAATTTCTGGGGTAGTTGAGACACAATTAAAGATATTAGTAGATAAGTCTCTTATTACAGAGAATAAAGTCTCAGATATTAAAGCACTATTGGATTATGCAAAAACACATGAGCTTGTTTGTCCCTTAGACGAGACATGTTTCTTAGAGATTGTTCAGTTTGTTAGCGTAGACACACTTGAGCAAGATGTCCTCCGATTGCGTAATATGTGGAAAAAGAGAGAGCTGTGGGTGCAGCTTCAATTAGCTTCCCAAAAGGTTCTTGATCCGATGGAGAATTTAGATGAAGTTGTTAATAATGCAATGAACTCTCTTGGTGATATACAGAGAGATACTGCTGATAGTGGTATATATTCCTTTGACGAGTCAATCGAGGAATTAAAAGAAATAGTAAATGACAATGCTCAAGGGAAGAAGAAAAGTCTAACAACAGGATTTAAGCTGTTTGATGATTATTTCCTCCTTAGACCTACCACGCTGACGATAATAGCAGCATTCACTGGAGTTGGAAAATCCTCTTTAGCAATGAATATAGCTATAAAAGTAGCAGGTGAGGGGGAACCTACGGCTTATTACTCCCTCGAAATGGGAAAGTCGGAATTGGCTGCACGGGCTATCAGTGGCAAGGCAGGAATATCATCAAGCGTGATAGTGAACTGCAAACTTGAGAACTTTCAGTTACAGCAATTCGATAAGGCTATTGGAGAAACAAAAGGATTGCCGATTTATATCGATGAAAGAGCAACTGTTTCGTTTGATAATACTGTAAGGTCTATCAGGACACTTGCAAGAACAAAGGGTATAAAATTAGCCGTGATAGACTATCTGCAAATTTACTCACAAGTCGGAGACAACGTAGAATCAAGTTTAGCATATATGGCACGTGTAGCAAAGAATATTGCAAAGGAGTGTAAAATTGCTGTAATACTCTTATCTCAGTTATCAAGAGGAAAGGAGCACCCAGATATTAAGCAACTTCGTGGTTCAGGGCAGATTGAGGAAAGTGCCGATAACATTGTTTTGATTGACAGGCCAGAGGCGTATCCAAATAGCAATATCAGATATGAAGGAGATTTCAGCGACCAGGACACTCATGGAACGGCAAAGTTGATACTTGCAAAAGGGCGTGGTGTTGGTGTTGGAACTTCACTTGTTGGTTTTGACGGTAGATTTACTCAATTCTATGAATTAGACGATAAACCGCAGGTAGAGGATTATACTCCTTTCTGATGAGTGAAGTTAAATCAGTTAGCGATGTGATTTTAGAAATTGCCTCCAGTAAAGAATATGAGAATAGTGCTGTTGCGCAATGGTATAATCGAAAAAAGAAAAGACAATGAAAGATGTAAAGATATTTAATGATAGTTTTCAGAATTGGTCTCGGTATCAAATCCCAAAGGCGCAGCTTATCATAGCTGATGTCCCATACAATTTAGGGAACAAAGCTTATGCAAGCAATCCTACTTGGTACGAAGGTGGCAATAATAAGAATGGAGAAAGTGAGAAAGCTGGCAAGAAATTCTTTTCATCAGAAAATGAGTTCAGACCAGCAGAATTTATGCACTTTTGTTCAAAGATGCTTATAAAGGAGCCAAAGGGTGTAAATAAAGCCCCTTGTATGATATTATTCTGTGAGTTTGAACAGCAGTTTCAGTTTATAGAACTTGGGCGCAAGTATGGTCTGAATAATTATATACCGCTTGTGTTTAGAAAGAATTATTCACCTCAAGTATTAAAGGCAAACATGAAGATAGTCGGTAATTGCGAATATGGCTTGTTATTATATCGAGATAAGTTGCCTAAGTTTAATAATGGAGGACGAATGATTTTTAATTGTATGGATTACCCAAGAGATACTGATACACCGAGAGTGCATCCTACACAAAAGTCAGTCCCCCTGCTTGAAAGGCTCATTGAGATATTCACAGATAAAGGCGATGTTGTAATAGACCCATGTGCAGGAAGTGGAAGCACATTGTTAGCTGCTGCTAATCTTGAAAGGAAAGCGTACGGGTTTGAAGTAAATAAGCATTTCTGTAAAGATGCAGAAACAAAAGTATTGAGATATATTCGTAGAAGTTTATTCACATAAAATTGTTAATATGTTAGATTTTGGATTTGTTAATTATTTAGTTAGAGATAATGAGTATCTAACAACCGAAGAAGAAAATCATTGTATCGTTCTGTTTTGTTAGGTGCATTGAATTGGAGATACCGAATTGATCGTGAGCAAGAGATATACATAAAAGCGCAGAAACGCAAAAATTTACTCAACGGACGTAAAAGTTATAAATTGTGAAGTAAAAGAATAATAAACGCCTTAAGGTGCTGATAATCATATATTTATTATTAACTTTACATCATAAAATTAATTACAAGAGCAATGAAAGATTTAAGAAAGAAAGGAGATTTTGAAAATGTATAATAACTATGATTATCCATTAAGTGCAGACAATTCCTCTGCGCCTTGGAACCAAGTAGAAAATTCAGAGATAGAACGTGATTGTAAGGTAACAGAAACAATCACAAGGAGTATTACGCTCTCTACTACAGACTATGTGTCAGAGGAAGATTGGGATGATGAGTTTGGCAAATGTCTTTCTGCTGATACTTCTGATACTGATTGGCGTGAGGAATACAGCAAACAAGAGTACACGGCTTTGGAACTTATCGCCAAGCTGAAGGAATATGTTAAGGAGGATATTAAGAATACTATTCCTAATACTGGCAAGGGTAGAGAACTGCAAAGGTTGCTCTCCGCTTGCAGTGGCTGGGAACAAGTTGAATTAGAAGTAGAGGAGTGTTAATCATGGGATTTAGAATAAGTTTTGAAAGAGTACCGAAAGGGTTTAGGTTAAGAAACTCGTTTAAGGATGGTAACGACTATGAACGTTATTACGATGAGTATGAGAAGGTGAGCGAATGTGTTAAGCATGACACTTGTACTGATATATTCAACGAGGTACCGAACGAAAACAATAGGCTTTTCACACAAATAGACGAGAACGAAGATACCATACTCGGCACGGTATCAAAGGAGCAGTTGTTTCAATGGATTGTGGAAATCAGGAAGAGGTTTATATCCTATTTGGAAACCATGCTCGGAGGCGACGAGGAGAGTTTAATCCGCATGAAAGACTATATCAACACAAAAAATAGACGGTGGCATTATTCGTGGAAAGGAGTTCCGTTGTCTATGGAGCTTAATTTCAAAGAAGAAACAGACACAGACAAAATGCTTGTGTCGGGAAGTTCGACCTACGAATACGAGATATTTAATTTTATCTCTATTTACAAGAACTTCGACTTTGATAAGTACGAATTGGTAATGTATGGAGGATAGTGTTATGAAAGCATATATAAATAGTAATACTGCGGAACTAAGGGGTTGGCTGAAAGGCATTGGTTTACTTCCTGTAGATTACCCAGAATGTGATAGGTATAATGGGTTGATTGCGCCATATCACATTCGGGAAGGTATGCCACATGAGGGAAAAGATGTCGTTATATTTTACCGAGACGGAGTTGTCTATGACACAGACGACGACGCGGAGGATTATTACTTCTGTGAATCAGAAGAAGAGTTTAAGGAGAAAGTGTTGGAATTAACAGGAAAATAGATTATGGCGCAGATAGCAACAACAAGAGAACAGAGCAAGAAGCTCCAAGAGTTAGGTGTTTCAGCAGATACCGCTGATATGTTTTATCCTTTAGGTTCGTCATTTCCAGAGGTGTGCGATAACGGAGATAATTTGCAAGCTGATTGCCCAGCTTGGTCGCTCGGAGCGTTGATTAGGCTTCTGCCAGATGAGGTTAGGGATGAAAAATTTAATGTCATCTACCATCTGACCATTGATAAATATGGTGTCTGGTACAGCAACCGCATGGAAGACGAAGAGAACGAATATGAATGTTATGGAGACCTGTTCGAATGTTGCATTGATATGGTAGATGCTTTAAAGTTAAATATTATGTAACTATTTGATTTTTAGGTAGTTATATTTGGTCAATTCAAATAAAATGACTACCTTTACACTATCAAAATAATAATAACAATTAAAATAAATGAGCAATGAAAAGAGTCGGAATTTTTACAACTGGGAGTTTATTATTATTTCCATTTGTTATTTGTTTAATAAGTGATAGTTTTCCGGTGTTGCCGGACAGTGTAATGTAATCACATGAGCGCGATGATACAG